TGCAGATGCAGGCGGCTGTAGCCGGACCACTTACCGATCTACTTACCTGGCTCAATACATTTCTCGCCAGTGTCACCGCATACAATAGACAGCAAGCAGCGCAAACTGATTTTCTTACGTCCTTACGGCAAACAAATCCACAGGCATATCAGCAATACTTTAAGGAATCAATGCAGTTACGTGCAGCTGGCAACGGCGTGGTTGATCCTCAAGCACTGCAACGTCTTCAGCAGCAATACACCCAGCGGTATAATCTGCAACCAGGGGCGGTAAGCTCTTCTATCGACAAAACGCCTGAACTTCAGGCGCAAGCACAAACAAAAGAACTAGCGGCGCAAGTACAACTAGAAGGCCAAAAACTTACTCTAGCTGGAATGTCCTTAGAAAAGGACGGGCAGAGTTACGTTGCTGTAGCAAAAAGAGTAGCACAACAGGAATATGAAAATAAACTACTAGAGATTAAAAATTACTGGATAGGCAAAGCGTTTGACATAACAAAAAATCAGTTAATGATCCAACAAGCCAACTTAAAGTATGCGGCTGATGTACGCAACATAGAGCAACAAGCTGCGCGAGCTGCAGAACAAGCTACTCAGGATAGAATTAGAGCATACCAACTTATGCTGCAGCTACAGAATCAGCTGGCACAAACAGTTTTAGAGGAATATGCAATTTTTGAAAGAGGTGTGGATTTATACAAAGGACCTATTGAGGGATATGAACAAAGTCTCACTTTGTTGACAAAGCGCCAAGGGATTCAAGAAGGAATTATACGTAACGAATACGCTTCTGCACAAGCTTCAGAAGACTATGCTGCTAATCAAGTAACTATTGACGCTATTTATGACAATAGACTAAAAAATTTAAAGTTAGAGTATCAGTACTTAGAAGCTAACCTGAGCGTACAGCGAGAACGCGCCAAACTAGAGCAAGACTTAGAAACACAGCAACTACTAAGTCAAAATGCCCAGCGCCGTATAGCAGGTCAAACTGAAATTGATAGGCTGCAAACCCAGCTTGAGTTTCCCTTTGGAGGCGAACAATTAGAACGAGATATGCAAATGCTAGATCAGTACATGCGGCGTATGGACGAACTTATTCCTATGCAAGAAAAAATAAACGCCTTAGAAAAAAGCATCGAAAGCGCACGCAACACCCCTGGCACACTTACGGACACTCAGTTAAAAGCTAAACAAGCTGAACTTGCCGTACAACAAGATCAGTTAATTCAGCTAAAAACGGAGCTGCAAATTCGTGATCAACTAGAGCAGCAACTTTTAAGGCAACAGCAAATTTACGAAAAGTACGGGTTCATCGTCAACGAAGTATCACAAGCCTTTAGCGATTCAATTACAGGAATAATCACTGGCACGACCACGGTAGCCGAGGCGTTTAGCCGCATGTTTGAAAACATTGGCAAAGCCTTCATTGATATGGCTACACAAATGCTGGCACAGCAACTGTTTATGACAGTACTACGTTCCTTTGCAGGGGGTGGGAATCCGGCAGGCAGTGGAGGCAACGTTCTACCAGGAGGATGGCAACAGTACGCGTTCGCCGAAGGCGGCTTTGTTACTGGTCCCACTCGCGCTCTAATTGGCGAAGGTGGCGAGCCGGAATACGTCATTCCGCAATCCAAAATGACCGCCGCCATGTCTCGCTATTCGCGTGGCGCACGTGGAGAATCTGTGATTCCCGGCAGCGGTGCCAGCGCTGAAGGCGGAGGCGCAGCAGCTGCAACGATGGAGCCCATCGACGTCCGCTACAGCGTGGAGCGCATCAACAATGTTGAGTACGTTACGGCTGATCAATTCCGAGCCGGCATGGCACAAGCCGCCCAACAAGGCGCCATCCAAGGCGAACGCCGCGCCATGCGAACCTTGACCAATAGCGCTGCTGCTCGCGGGAGGCTCGGAATCTGATGGAATTTAACTACGGCCACTTGTTTGAGGTTGGCCCAACCAACCAAACCCGCTTCAGCTTCCAAAACTTTCGCATCAACGAACAGATTACGCACAACAGTCGCAATTACCTATACCTACCTTTCGGATTTGGTGGTGCGGTTGCAACACTCAAGGGCGACAACCTAGACGCCACCTTGCAATTCGGCAACACCGATATCACGCGGAACTGGACTGCCGAAGCAATTCAGGGTTTGTGGGTCGGCAAAGTTACCACAGTTTTGTGGTCAGAAGCCAGCATCGCCCGCGTTCTGTACAGCTATTGGGGTGTCTGCTCTGCCGGCGGCTGGGATGAAACCAGCATCCAAGTTTCGCTGAATAGCGTGCTGGATGCCGTTGATGCAAACGTACCAGCCCGCCGGTTGACGCGCCGCACAATCGGCAACATCCCCTTTACCAGCTCTGTACGTGTGTGAGCACCTGATTGGTCGCCGCTACACCTACGGCGAGAACGATTGCATCAACCTTGTCCTCGACGCCTTAGGCGAAATGGGCATGAATCCACCAGCGGTCAATACTGACTGGTACGCCATGACCCCACGGCAAGTCTTGCGAGAGCTGGAACGCTTTTGCGATCGCATTGACTGGCCGGCTTACGATGGTGACATCACGTTGTTGGCCGCCAGTCCGCTGGCATTTGGGGTTGCATGGCAGAACGGTATCCTCTTCATAAACCCCTTGATTTCCGCAGTGGACTGGAAACCGGCGGACAAGCTTACGATCCGCCGCTCCTACCGTATGAAGTTGCGCTGATCGAAGCGCTGGGATGCAGCGAGGAAGAGTATAAAAAGTTTGTACGTTATGCGACGCAATATGTAGGTGTACGCCCTGCTGAGTATGAACACATCCCGGAAATTTATGCAGCAGTAGTTCCGGCAGCGGTTGCTTTAACTGCAAAACAAATAGCAACTATTGCTGCTGTTAACCTTGCCATCGGCATTGCCCTGACTGCCGCCAGCATGTTGCTGGCACCCAAGCCTCCGGCTGTTTCCGATAAGCGCGTCAAGCAGCGCGAGCTGCGCAACCAGATTGGTCCCAGCCGCTTCAATCAAAGCTCATCGTTTGACAACATCGCGTCTCTTGCCGAGTACGGGCAAGTCATTCCTATCCCTTTCGGCAAGATCGATGTTGGCAGCGACGGTGTAGATACAGGCGGCCTGACACTGACGCCTGCACTTGTCTGGAGCCGTGTTTACTCCTACGGAACCTACCGCGCATTTGAGGGCATCTATGTTGCCGGTCAGTACGGACTAGCAACGCCAAAAATTGCCGGTGTCCGCCTCGGCACCTTTGCACTTAACAACCTAAACCTCAATGAATACGCGCTGTTCTGGTCTTCACAAGCCGGCAAAAACAACCCTGCCGGTGTCCGCAATTTGATCGGCGGCACGCAAGGTGCACGCGACTCCGGCACATCCGGTCGCCCTTTTGTATTTACTGCCCCAAGCATCGAACAGGACGTTGACGACTCAGCGTCAATGGCGCACTCGCCCCAGTCGCAGGTGCAGTTTGGTACTGCCACACCAATCCATAACGGCACTGCATATCGCTACAACTGGGAAATCATCAGCGCCCCGAGCATCAGCTTCGAGGGCGAAAACGGCGACGAAACCAAGAAAGAGATTCGCGCCCGCCGCCGCAAAATTGCCGGCAGTCTTGCCGATCAAATTCCGGACGACAGGGAGAGTGCTGACGCTCGCGCTGGGCAGCCCGGCGTGGGTCGCGCCTACTCCCGCACAATGGGCCTCACGCACCATCGCCCAGTCAATAGTTCTCTCGCCACCGAGTACAACAGCAAATCAGTCGTCAACACCCAAAAGGGCGATGTGATCAAGTTCACCCTTTACGACCAAAACTGGGTCGAGCTAAACAGCGACTTCACTTACAACGGCTACAAAACAGAAACCACGGTCAAAGACCTTAAAGATTCAGCCAAGACTTGGCGCGAGAACGCATCGGATCTGCTGAGCGTTGGCACCGAATGGATTATCGGCGCAACTGTATGGCGTGTCACCAAAAATGAAGGTATTGATAACGTCGACAGCCGCCTCGTGGTTGACATGGAGTGCGTAGAAGTCCTAGGCGACGACCGCATTGGTATCGCTGGTGAACGAGCTGTCGGCAAAGCGCTGGCTGGTTACGAAGGCGCCACATTCGACCAAACGATCCATTGCGACATCAACCACTGGCCGCTGTGCCGCTACTACGCCTCCTCAATACGCCCAGTTAGACGCGAAACGCAAGTCATCGAACTGGGTATCCGGTCCCAGGTATGGAATCGCGCCGAGGGCTTGTGTAATTTCAGCACCATCCCCACCCCAGCCAAGCTCTTCCGTTTTGACAAAAAAAGTGTCACGGTTACAACTCCACGCCAAACGCGTTACTTCAACCGCGCCAGCTTTTTTCAGATTGCAGTACGCCCAGTGCCCACTGGTTCGATAATACGTGAGTGGTCTGTAATTCCGCAACTTTTGTGTGTAGTGGGCCGTAGTCCCGTCGATCTGCACAATTACATTCGCATCAAAGCTAGCGACACTGAGTACTACGAGTACAAATTTATCCCGAAAACAGGCGCCGATATTTACCATAACTACGCCGGCTTTTCCGCATGGCGTCTCAAGGCCGACGAAGAGCGCGTATTGGGCTGGAGCTTATTCGAGACCGCTTACGGCTCCTTTAGTTTGCAGACCAATGGCATGGTTGTAAATGTCAGCGACATCAAAGATTCTCCTCAACTTTTGACTGACAAAAACGACGCAAATAATGTTCCGACTGTTCTACCGACCACCTATAGCCCCACAGCTATTGCAGTTAGCGAAACGCGTGTCGCGTCAGGCACCAACCGCGCTGTAGTAGACGCATGGCTGACGCACATCTTTGGCGCAGCAACAGACGAGCGCTATCAAACCACAACCCAAACTCAAAAAATCACCATTTCAAAATCGGGCAAGCCCGAGCACACACTGGAGTTCAGGGTGAAAGCTACATCGGTAAAAAATAAAGATAAGGATAAAGACAGCATCCGCCGCTGGACTTGGCAAGAGATCTCGTACACAGTTTTGAATTACGTAGGAAGCTGGCCCATTGGCACAAAAGCTGAGTTGCAAGTAAACGGCTTAAACAGCATCACAAACCCGTTCGCAAAAGCCAACGGCTACACCTCGATCACGCTTGCCTTTTCCGTTACTCAAGTTGAGGAAAAAATCTTGCGCCCAAGGGACGCCGACCTCAGCACAGCCGAGCGCTCGTTTGAGATTGGCACTGGTATCGCTGACTGCAGCTATTTCGAAGAGCTAAACAAAAGCAACGAAAGCGGCCCCGAGCACGAGATCGTTTACGTCAACGAGTACGTCACCAACGATGCAACGCCTGAATACACAAATATGTCTGTCGTCTCTTTGAGCATGAAGAGCAGCGGACAGATCAGCAGCGTCGATCAGATGCGACTGTGGGTACCAGAGGGTATTGCCGTCCCACGCCTGCTCGACAACACAACCGGAGCTAGCAACA